ATGCGCGTGGCAAACAGGATGACTGACAAGCGTTTGAAAGCCCTGACGGCTGACGCTTCATGCGGGATTGTCCCCGGGCTTTATGTTGGAGTCAGGAAGCTCAAGGACGGGACATATGCCCGTTATTTCCTGCTTCGGGATCGTGGTTTGAAGCGGGTCTTTACTCTCGGGAAGTATCCCGAAATGTCACTCGCTGAGGCCTTCGAGAAGGGGCTCAGATGGAGGAAACTGATAGCGGAAGGGATTGACCCATCTGAGCAGGAGAAAGCGACCAGAGACGCGCTACGCCCCTCCCCGGCACCTCAAAAAGAGAAGGACGCACTAACCTTTGAAAAACTTATCTGGAAGTGGATTGAGTTCAACACAAAGAGGGGGAGGTGGAAAAACGCTGAAAAATCCCGCGATCTGGTTTGGGATGGCTTTTTCAGGAATCACATCCCTAAAGAAATCAGAGACTGCCCGGTTGTAGACCTGAAACCTCAGATGTTCTGTGATGCCCTGGGGGAAAAGTGGGGGACCATGATTGACACGCCCGAAAGGATCCTTAGCGACGCTAAAAGAGCGATTGATTGGGCAATACGCTCGGAGATGATCCCGCCGATGGTTAACCCGTGCCAGGTGGTGGACGGGCGTTTAGGGGATTTGCTGCCACTAAATCGACCGGAAGGCGGGCACGAGCCGGCACTGCCGCCGAAACGTATGCCGGCTTTCTTTAAGGCACTTATGCAGCTTGTCCCGGTTAGTCAGACGGCCCGCTGTCTTGCATTCGCGATCCTTACTTCAGCGCGCAACACAACAGCGCGTGAAGCAACATGGGGGGAAATCCAGCAGGATGATGATGGGAGGTGGCTGCACGTTATTCCTCGTGCCCGCATGAAGGTGAAGAGCGAAAAGATTCCCTTTGACCGCAAAACACCGCTTTGCCCAGAAGCCGTTCAGCTGCTGGAATCAGCCCCACGGGTAGGGGGATCTCCAGATTCCTATATTTTCCCCAATGTGAACAAGGGGAGAAATTCTCCTTTTTCCCGTGATTCTGTCCGGGCGCTGATTAAGCGCATGCACGACAAACAGAAAAGAATTGACGGGATTGGCTGGGTAGACCCCGATCAGTTCCATGCGAAGACCGGCAAACCCCGTATAGTGACCCTCCACGGGCTCGCGCGGGCAACTTTCAATACCTGGGCCAAGGATGCCAAGGGATACTCCCACAAGCCGTTCTCGCGCGATCTGAGAGAAAGCTGCTTGGATCACCGCAACGAGTCCTACCAGTGCGCGTACGATCGGGAGCAGGCTCTGGGTGATATGCGTGAGGTCTACGATGCCTGGGGAAAATTCTGCATGTCATTGGTTCATGTCGGATAAACAGGCAGTGCTATAAGCTTTAGGAGGGCTTCGCCATGGGAAATTCTTTAAGTTCAGGGACGATCGAAATCAACAATTTTGAGGAGTTGTTGGAATTTGCTGAAGCCGGCGTTAAACCAGGCCAAAAACAGCTTAAGCTATCTCCAGAGCTTGGGGTACTGGTTATCCACGTCGAAGGAGAAGGTTACGGGAACTTCATCCCTGGAGAACAATTACGGTCTCTGTGGCAAATCCAAGAAGATTTTTTCAGATTAGCGGCCTACGCTCTGCACAGAGCCCCTCCGGGATCTCAGGGGCCGGCAGGCACTATGCACGGAATGCGGCCGTTTTTTTCGGGATTGGGCGGATGCTATCTTCCCTATGGATTAGAACACTTATCTAAAAGGATAGCCAGTCTAAACAAACATCTTATCCAGGAAAGCCTGCTTTATGTTTTTAAGCATTTCCAGCTTTCGCTGATGGAGGGTAAGAATTGAATCCAGGCGCTTGAAAAAATCGCCGATCATTTTTTGCTCATTGAACTTTGGCGGCATCATTAGCGTCATAGCCGCCATTTGTTTCCCAGAAACTTCTACAAAAGTAGACCCGGCTCCAACGACTTCGCCATATTTTTTCAGTTCATGAGTTCTGGAAAAAATAAAGTAAGAATCAAGTTCATTGGCATGAGGCACAATCGATTGGAACCCTTGGTTAGTGCAACCTTCTGCCGATAGAATGGCCGTTTTGCCAATTCCAGCTCGTGAAGTAAAGAGCACGGTTCCCCTTGGCAGCATTTTGGCCGAACAGCTGCTATAGCCAAGTTCCGTTATTTTCCTTTGGCTTGAATTTAGAAAAATCTGATTTGAAATCTCTGCCGGTGAGTACCAATTAATAATGCCATCCCAGTAATCATTATTGCTTGTACTGGGGGTCCCCCCACCCGTGATATCTGCGATATCGCCTAATTTTCGCTCTTCCCAAGCACCAGTAAATCCTTTGAATCGAATTTCGGGGACAACCTCACCTTCTTTCGGAAACATTTTTTCGAGCATCGATTTCTTGATGTTCAGGAGCTTCTCATACTTACGCTGATGAAGGGTAAGAAGGGAATCTATATCCTTGAAGAATTTCCCAATTAGTCTTTGCTCGTTAAAAGATGCTGGATTTAGAAACGTAGCTTTTGACACAAGTTTCCAATCTGCTCTGGGCATCTTTGTGCCTACGGATTGATTCGCTATTTCATCAAATTGCTTGGTCTGAATGATTCTATAAAGATAATTGCTATTTAATCCTTGGGGCTCAAGAACCCAAAAATCCCCCACAGCTAGACCATTAAATGAAGCTAAAAGCCAATTTTGTAGGTATGGACGCAACTTGCCATAAAGGACATCTCCCGAGTGGAAAACAATACCCTGTTTCTGACTCTGTTTTTCAAAAACATCCTTATTTAATGTTCCAGTTCCGGAAACGATATCTTCATACTCGACGCGAGGGAGGTTCCCGCTGGCAGAAACTTCTGACCGCCTGTTCGCCATTTCTCCGAATTTTCGCTGTTCCCAAGCGCCAGCAAATTCAGCAAAACGAATAGCGGGTTCAGCTGCCTTTTCTTCCATGATTTTTTTTGTTTCCCTGAAATCGCTTTGCAGACCGGAGGAGCATATGAAGAGCAAATAGTAATGTGGGGATTATAAAGAATGGGCATAAAAAATCGGGGTGGCTTAAGCACCGCCCCGTGCTGCTCAGAGGTCTGATAACTTAGTGGCTCATCAGGTACCTATAGCACGGCAAATCCTTTACGGCCATGTCGTGGTGGGCGAGGATCTTTTCGACCTCATTCATGTTTGCCTCGTTCATCATTTCGTAGAAGCGCGGCGCCTCTGGAGACTGGACTGCGACGAGGAGCTGATAGACAAGGCCAAGCTGCCTGCGGAAGAGATATTTTTTGTAGTAGACGAGGGTTCTGATACGTTCCATCTCGTCTCTTGAGAGCGTGATGCTGTTTTTATCTTCGAGCGCGGGGAGCTTTACCTCGCAGGTTGCGATGAAGTCGAGCGCGGTCTGAAGGTCCTCGCTTCGGATCTGGTCATACTTTGCGACCTGAAAGCGGGCGTAGAGCGCGTGATAGATCGTCTAGTAAGCGACAGCGCTCTTCTTTGCGCGCGCCGAGATTGCCTTGCGGATCTGAAGCTGCTCCGCGGGGGTGAGGGTGGCTGCTGAGTAGCTCCCGGTCTTGCGGATAGCGGGGAGCACTTCACTTGTCACCCAGCGGCGAAACTTCTTGGCTTCTGGACGGCGGCTTTTGAAAATCAGAGCATAAAGGCCAGACTCAGAAACGATTGAAATTTCTTGCTTCCCGCCGGGGGTGTCAATTGTATTTACACCCTTTTCGTCATCATCCAAAAGCGCAACAGAAGCACGGATATTCGAGAGTTGAAGAATCTTGCCGACATCGGCAGACGAAAACCACGGGGCACCCGAAACGAGGATAGTTCTTACGGGGGATTTCTCAAATGAGAACACAGAGAGATTAGACATAAGCATGTCTCCTAACAAGGGAATTAAATCCCTGCCACCACAACGCCAAGTGTGGCGGGCAGGCCTTGCAGGTTGGCGTACCGGTGTTAGGAGCCGGCCTCCCAAAGGGAGCCTGCAAGCCCACCCATAAAAGGTGACCTGCGCGCATAAGAAAAGCCGCATGAGGCAGCTATGCGCCTAACAGTCGGGACGCCAATCCCGCGTCCGGAATCCCGGACAGGGAAAATATAGCATATTCCATTCCAACGAATCCACTTTGTTAAAATGGTCAGCACAAACTTCTGGAGGGATCATGGAAGAGATACCTGAAAATATGACAGCTGATGAGCTATCAAATTTCTTTAACGAAAGGACCTCTGGAATCCCCTGCCCTATTTGCCGGCATCAGGACTGGCGAATTCTTGGGAAAGACGGTTTTGTCCGTTCAGTGCGGCTAATAGACGACAAAGGGACAGAAACAATACTTTCCGCTTTGAAAGATCTTCGCGCGGGGAAAGAAGTGACCCTTCGGGATATTGAAAAGCATCTGGATGGGACTCTTTTCCAAAACATAGCCGTAATGCGTTGTGGAAATTGTGGCTGGGTAGCTTTGTTCGATAAAACGTTCATTGAAAACGAGATCCACAATGCCAAAAATAAATGAAGAAGACTGGCTACACGCGAAGATCAAAGAATCTCTTGCGGACTATGTCCAGAAATCTGAATTTAAACCGACTGAAGAAAAGGCGGGAGCTGCCTTTACTAGGGTCGGCGATCTTTGGACGATTTTTTTCTGGGTCGACGGCTTCCTTATCGCTGCATTGGGAGGGCTGCTGCTTATCATCCTCCACCTGCACCACATCTTCTGACCTTTCAGCAAACGAGGCGATATACCCACAATTTGGGCAAACCGCCCTTCTTGCTGGGATCGGGATTGAGGTGGTCCCAGCGTCTTCCATGGGGCACCCGCATACGGGGCACGACGCGGGAACGTGAGCTAAGAATGCTTTTTTGGTCATTGTGATTCCTCTTCGTGTCTGCCAAGTAAAACTCACGCTGAGACTCCCGTCCCGACGGATTTCACCCACTTCCTGATATCGTCTACCTTGAACCTCGTGCACTTTGGGCTGAGGCGCACGGGCTGAGGGAACGAGGGATCTTCCTTCACCTTTTTCCACACGGTGCTTTCCCCAATCGAGAGCATGGCCGCGGCTTCTTTCACATCCACCATCAGTAACCCCAGCGGGGGGATTGTTCTGCCACGCTTCCTCATTTCTCGCTCTCCTGTTCATCTATTGCTTTATCTATAGCGGCCAAAGCTTCCTCCCCATATCCGGACACAAAAAGCTTGATTGCTTTTGAGATTTCTTTGGCTCCAGGACCGCTGATCGCATTAGCGTTTTCACAAGTCATTCTGTATTCCTTATGGTAAAGATCGCGCGAGCCTATCGGGTAGTTATGCTCCAGGAGCCATATCAGATACCAGCGCGCCTTTTTCAGGTCATCAACTGCATTCCCCTTATATGGGGCGCGCATCAGGTACTTCACAACGTTCCCAGAACAGAAATCCCGATCGGCAACGATCTCGATGACTTCGTGTGGCAGCTGGTTGTAGTGCGCTGGGTGATTGATTTTTTCTTCAGGCATAGTGGATCTCCTTCCCCTTAAGCCCCAGCATCCCGTCCAGTTCGGCTTCAGCCTTATCGAAAACCCAGAGGTTCCGGGACTCCTGGCTGTGGCAGGTGTTGACTTCATGTGGTTGATAGACCGAGGTGATAGCCTCAAAAAGCTGAAGCATCAGGTGTTTGCATCGCTTCAGCTGCGGGTAAAGGATCTTCTTGTGATCCAGCCAGCAGTTAAACGCCGCCTGCAGGCACTTATTCGCCTCAGCGATCACCTTCCGGTATTCATCCCGCTCGATGAGAAGATTCCCAAGCACCCACGCCATGACGAGCTGATCCTTGGTTCTCCCGAAAAGCCTTTTCATGTAAGGATCCTCCCCTTTGCTCCAGTAGATCGCGTCCAGGGGGAAGAGGAAGTCCTGCGCGAAATCATTCAGCATGTCAGGCGTCCAGTCCTCACCGCGGATCAGGAAACTGCAATGTTTCTCAGCGCTCGCCCAGGTGACTTTATGGTGGTGCTTCTTTCGAGGCTTCTTACTGGCGGGCATTTCCGCTCTCCTTAAGGCCTTTGCCCTCAGAGGGGAAGAAGTCCTCCGCCTGATCAATCAGAGCCTTCAGCCGCTCGCACGTCTCTTTATCTTTCAGCACGTAATCACCCTGCAGCGTGTTGAAAGCCCCAACACGGATCAGCAGTTTAGGGTTGCCATTCCCGATTTCAATTGAGAATTTCGCTTCACACATTTTGTTCTCTCCTCTCTCCAAGATTCATGAGCTTCCTATATTGGCTGTCGACCTCCGCGAGGAATACCCGACAAGCCTCAAGCGTCCCCGCAAGATGTCCGGGGGCGGGTTCATATCTCCGGATAAAAAGCGTGAGCTCCGGATTCTTTGCCTCAAGCCGCGGGTCATAGTCAACATAGTCGCACCATTTCCTGCCAGTACAGATTAACTGCACGTCCATCTGCAGGAGGTACTCTGGAGCCGGGACTCCTGCCGCCACTCGGCGCAGATGCGTGACAGTCTGTGGGCATTTGATTTCTACAAGCCCATCCGAGCCGACCAAGCCATCCGGAGACGCTCCAAACCAAGGAATATCCGGGTGCGGGATGAAGCCCACCAGATCCACCATCTCGCCTGTAGCCGCTTCATACGCCTCGCGTGCCTCAGCTTCATGATCAATCCCCCACTGCATCGCCCAGGTCGTCCCGGAACTCTGCGCAACTCCGGTTGCCCGTTCCGCGATCAGTGTATCAATCAGATCCTGCCTGGATTTGAGCGGTTTCCCGGTCTTCGCCGATATCGCCAGCGCGTCAGCCGCGCGGGATGCCGTGAGACAGCCGCAACGGTCTGAGAACCACTTCGCGGTTCGCTGGAGTGGGTTTGCGTCTCCGTGGCTAAGTGATTCAGCCTGCATTTCCTTCTCCTCCTTCAGCAAATGCCTTTAATTTTTCGTGCTCGCCTGACGAGACGAGGCTCTTTCTCTCAGTTTGAGAGACACTCTTGAAGAAAGCTCTGTATCCTTCGAGACCGCTCATAGCGGCGTCACGGGCACGGTCCAGCAAATCCTGCGAGACCGGCGCCGCGGCTATCTCGGTTCCCTGTTCGGCGTCAGGGTCTGGCATGCCGATAACCGGGATGCAGAAGGTCTGGAACATCGCGCTCTTAAACGCGTAGCTCATCGCCTTGCCGCTTGCCTTATCGCTGCTGTCAAGCCCTTCTCCGAGCGCCTGCGCGGTAAAGGAGCTCCCGTCTTCAGTGCTTACGAAACGGTATGTAATCGTCGTCCGGACAAGGCGCTGCACACCGCCGCCCCGAGTGCTGACGGACTGCTCCGGCTCCTGGTCAATTCGCTCTGGGTAGATGATCAGATGGTGCTGATACAGAAGCGGGTTTAAAGCCGCCAGCACATCTTCAATCGAGCGGTATGAGAACCGCAGCCCTTCAGAGGATCGCTTCCCGATGCCGGCTCTGCCAAGTTCGCGGGCGACTTCCAGCACCGCCCCGTATACTTTTGCTGTGCCTTCCATCTCACGCTCCTTTCCTAAAAATCAGTGTTACATAGTTCATTTGAGTTCCTTTTCTCCCAGGTGGGATGATTGAGTTCGAGCGAACCTGGTAAACGCTCATCACTCAACCATCCCTTAGGAGAATTGAAATGACCAAGTTTTCAAAAGTAGAGGCTTTCCAGCTCCTTCTTGAGGGCATTAGAAGCGGCTCGATCAACTTTCCGTTTCTCCAGAAGTTCAATGAGGAAGAGGCAGAAAAGATCATCAAAGCCGTTTACGCCAGAAACAAAATGAGCATTGCTGAGGGATCTCTGTCTCAGAAGATCCCGGAGGCCATGAGCTTCTATGGCAGAGCGGACGCCATTTATATCCGAAGCCTGATTGACGCCCTCACTATGGATCTCGGGAATTAAAAAACTTCCAAGAGGTTGCCTGGAATATTCTTCCGGTAACCTCTGCTGTAAACGGCCAAGCAAATCTGAGCACTCATCCATGAGTTCTCCAGGAGTAAATTTGCCTGCCCTGGCCTTCAGCCATTCCGACCAGATCTGCCTGGCCGTCTCGGCAGTTAACTTTTTGTCTTCCATCTCACGCCCCCGCAATTGCACAGATTGCCCAGTACACCCAGCCGAGCACCGTTGCCGCCCCGATGAGTGCGAGGAACAGGGCTGTACCCAAGATGACGTTGTCTTTCATTTGCTTCCTCTTTCTTTTCAGGTCCCCCCGTGAGAAGATCGGAATGCGGTACCCACCAGTAACCGCGCATTCAAATCAACTCACAGGAGGAAACTCATGGATAAGCCATCAAACGCCTTTGCCACCGACGAGGCCGCCGACATCATCATCGCGGGGATTGAGAGCGGTGCTATCGGATTTCCATTCCTTCAGGCGTTCAACCAGGAGAGATTCCAAAATAGTGTTAAAGGTGACCTCAAAGAGGTCCCCCCGGGGCAGGCCGATATCTTTGAACAGAAGGTAAATGAGGCAATACGTAACAAACTCCCGTCTATGCTTGGGTATCTGGCCAGAGCCGACGCTATGTACCTCCTTTGCCTCAGGCAGATGCTTATCACCGGGCTCACTGAGGAAGAAGCCGAGCGGGTCGTCAGCGCCGCCATCCACGGACTCATGTAATTCCTTAAGAACCGCGACTAGATTCCCTGTTACGGGGCCGAACCTGTAAGCAGCTTCGGCTCCGTTTCTCAGCTCGGCTGCCCAAATATCCCGGGCGGCGTTTTTATCAAGCTTGACGGCTGTCATTCCTCGCACTCCTTCTTAAATTCGTTGGCAAGAACCTCAACCCGGAGCGCCGCGAGCTTTGCGGCCTCTAAAATCTTTCTCACGTAGGTGGCTGAGTCTTTAGCCTGGAAACCTCCGTCGGCGTACCACCGTGCCGCGTAGCCAACTTGTTCGACTGCGAACTTCGTGTCGCGGATCAGCATTTCCAGCTTTTCTTTGTTCATGTCTTTTTCCATGTCTGTCTCCTGTTAATCGATCAGCTCGCACTCGGCGGTAGCCACGCCGCCTGTACGAGTCTTTACCTTGCGGTAGATGTGGAACCAATCCCCCTTGTCCGTAGCTTCGAATGCTGATTCATCAATCTCGTCGCCTGATGGCATGAAATCACTTGTGAGGCGGATAAAGTCCGCAAAGGTCAAGGGCTCCTCCTGTGAGAAGGTTCCTTCGATATCTGCGAAATTGGATTTGATGCTGATTCGGTAGGTGCACATGAGGGCTCCTTATGTTTTGTTGGTTTTTATTTTAGGCATGCCAAATTAAAAAGTCAACATTATTTGCTTTACCAAATTAGGTGAGCATAAAAAAAGCGCAAGGCAATAAACCTTGCGATGAGGGGGGGGGATTTTTTTACTTGAAGTCTCGTTTGTTTAGGGACTTCACAATTCTGCCGAAAACGATTGGGGGATTGGGAGAGTTAGACGGGATTGGGAATGGTTGGTATAGATGATTATCAGAGATTGCCATAAGCCCGGACGGCATAATTTGGATTCGCTTCGCGTATAGCTGCCCCTCGTAAAAGAAGCACCAACAGCCATCCCGACGGTCCATGTTCTTCTCTAATGTGTCAATAACAAGGATGTCTCCATCGGCGAAAGTTGGCTCCATACTGTCGCCTCTTGCGGTAATTAATTGATAGCCGGGTCTTATAGCTGAGCTTATATTTTCCCGGAACCACCCTTCGGAAACGACCAATTCTTCAACTTGCGATTCCGATTCTGAGGGGAAAGCCCCATAACCACAGGATGCCGCCACATCAAAGCGCTTTAACACGACAGTGCCGTCCTGATCTATCGCATCATGCTGATGGGGGTGAATCTCTCCAACCCCCGTTATTAGCCATACAGCATTTACTCGTAATGCCTGCGCAATTTTATTAGCGGTTTCTGCCTTTAATGATTTTGTCTCTCCTGATAGCCAGTTGTTTACAGAAGCAGGGGAGAACCCCGTCATTCGTGCCAGCTGGGTCTGGGTGATCCCTCTGTCTTCTAATGCATAGCGAACTCGTTCAGCAAGGGTTGTCATAACTCCTCCTTGAGGTGTGCCTAACAAAGATTAACAGAAGGGCTTGACTGCGTAATTTGGTTTGCCTAAAATAAATAAAGAAATAATTTATTGTGCCAAAAAGAGGATTTATGACGGAGAAAATCTCTCCAGAAATTTCTTCTAAGGTCATTCGGGCCTTAGGAGGGACTTCTCGAGTTGCCAAGCTTTGCAAGGTCAAAGCCCCCTCTGTTTCTGAGTGGAAAACAGGTGGAATGCCGCTTTATCGCTATGAATATCTTCGCCTCCGTTTTGCGAAGACCCTTGCCGAATTCCCGAAAAACTAGGAGAGGGTGGTGTCCTTTAAGTCCGTTGAGTGGGTAATGCATATGACGCCAACCAAGGGGCGCCCAGGGGATAAGTTTGTCCTCGTTACTCTTGCGTGGCACAAAAATGAGCAGACAGGGAAGTGCTGCCCATCTATCCCGCTACTTATGTCCGAGACAGGCATGAGTAGGGATTTCATTCGCGATGCCTTAAAGCGCCTTACCGCCGCCGGACTTATCAAGGTTTCTCGTACCCCAGGGGGGCGAACCGACTACCTACTTGTAGAGGGTAGTAACGACTACCGGGTACCAACCACTACCGGGGAGCAATTACTACCGGGAGAGGGTAGTAACGGCTACCGGGGGAGGGGAGTAACGGCTACCCCGAACATGGAAGTTAACAAGGAACTTAACAAGGAAGGAGAGACTCCCCTACCTCCCCCCTCGCCTTTGGCGAAGCGGGAGGCACAGACACACCTCTTCTCGCTCGCCGAGATCCCGGATGCTTGGAAGGAATACATCGAAGCCGTACGTCCTGATTTGGATCCTAAGAAAGTCTTTACTGACTTCAGGTTCTACTGGGAGAACGGCAGAGGTTCCTCCACCAGAAGGTCAGATAAAGGCTGGACGCAAAGCTGGCAGACATGGGTAAGGAGAGAGAAAGAAGCACAAAGAAGGGAAGTGAGGCATCTGACTGCTGAAGAACGTCTGTTTGAGGAAATCTGA